GAGCAAAAGAGGCTACTAGATGCAAGGATTGAGCTTTACCGAAAAGGAGTCATTGCACCTTGGTATTTGCGCCCCTCGCAGATGGAAATCTATAGGCTCCTTAAGCGCTCGAACGAGCCCTTTGTGGAAGCAGCCAGGCAATTTGGTAAGACGACTTCAATCTTGGTTCACGTGCTTGAGCTATTGGCCAAGTACCCGGGGATTATCTGGCGCTGGTGCGAGCCTTTCAAAAACCAAGCGCGCGAGATCGTCGAGCCCAATATTTTGATTCTGGAAAAAGACATCCCCGACGAATTTAGGTTTCGCTACGTGATGTCCCATTCCTTCTACGAGCATCCAAGAACCAAAAGCCGAATGTATATCCGGGGCGTCAATGAGGATAAGGGCGATTCGGCCAGAGGCCCTTTTGCGCACGGCATTACGGCTGACGAATACGGCATGTGGCGGGACGGTGCGTACATCGTCGATGAGGCCCTGCGCGCGCAGTTGCAGAGCACTAAAGGGCAGCTTATCTTCGCCTCAACCCCATCCCGGGACCTAGGGCATAATTACTATGAAAGAAAATCGCAAGCCATCCAGGCCGGTCGCCAAATCACCAAAATCATCTGGCAAAACGAAAGCCTCACCAAAGAGCAAATCCAGGAAATCTGCGACAAGTGCGGCGGTGATAAATCTGCCGCCTGGCGCCGGGAGTACCTGTGTGAGCCAGTCGCTGATATCGAGTCTCTTGTCATCCCCGAGTTTTCAGACAGCCATGTCGAATGCTTTACGGGGATGCCCCAGTTCTGTGACCGTTACGTTGGAGCAGATCTTGGGCTCAACGACTTCACCGCTTTTCTCTTTGGACATTATGATTTCCAGTCCCAGATTCTTCGAATCGAAGACGAATTCTTTATTCGCGGAGCCAATACCCGGCAAGTCGTCGAAGGCGCCCGGGCCAAAGAAAAAGAGCGCTGGCAAGACGTTGCCCCCTATAAACGCGTAGGCGACAATGAAAAGCAGCAGCTCTACGACATGCAAACGGAACACGGCTACACGCTGCTTCCGACGCGTAAAGATGATAAACTAGCTGCCATTAATGCGCTGAGACTGCGCTTTGCCCAAGGCAAGATTAAGATTCACCCCAGATGCGAAAACCTCATCTTCCAGCTTAAAGTGGGGATGTGGAACGACAGAAAGAGCGACTTTCTGAGGGGCGAAAAAACTGGTCACTTGGACGGCATCGATGCGCTAATCTATTTGAATCGTAACGTGGACATCCATCATAACCCCGTCCCCCCGCTCTACGGCGTTGATAGATGGTATTCCATTATTCCAGAAACTACCGGCCTGCTTGGGAACGACGAACAAATCTTAAAAGACGCGTTCGCAGGGACCAGAGGCCGGGGGCTTCTTTGAGCGATAACAATGAGTACTTTGCGACACTGCCAAGCGACGAACTAGCCCACGAACTCATGGGGCGCTGGGACGGCTGGCGCCAGATGATGCAGCGCAACGGCTTTCAGCGCAAATGGCGCAAGTCCTACATGATGTATTATGGCCGTCACTGGAAGACCGATTCCAGTTTGACCGATTCCGAAATCCAAAGAGTCGGTGACCAAGGCGAGCTATCCGCCATCACGACGAATAACTACCGAAATCTTCTAAAACACGTCCTCATCCTAACCACCAATCAAGTCCCGGCTTTCGACGTCAGAGCGGTTAATGGGGATCCCGATTCCCTCACGCAAGCGCGTCTTGGTGAGCAAATCCTAGACGCCTACATGAAGGACAAAAAGCTTAAGAAGTTTTTCAAAGCGGGCGCTGAGATGGCCCTCATCTTTGGTAAAGGCTTCACCCACATCCAATGGGACCCCTCTTTAGGCGAGCCCTATCAAGTCCAAGATTATGAGGATGAAGGCGGAGACACCAAGCAGCGCCTTCTTTATGAAGGCGATGTCCGGGTCACTAACCCCAGCGTCTTTGATGTTCTAGTCGACCAATCCTTGGAAGATTGGGAGCAGGCCGAATGGGTATGCGTAAGAGAGTGGCGCAATAAATTTAATCTGGCGGTGCGTTACCCCGAGCACGCCGAAGAAATTAAAAGCGCCGAGACCAAGGAAATTTTGGATTCGATGCGCGCTTACATGATGCAAGCGCTAGCGGACACTTCTGACATCCCGCTTTATTACTTTTATCACAAACGCACGGACGCAATGCCTAATGGCCGTTTTCTGCTAACCTGCGGGGATGGCGGGATTGTTCTATACGACGGTCCGATTCCCTATCGGCGTCTTCCGGTCTTTCGCATCACGCCGGGGGAAATCTATGGCACGACCGAAGGCTACACCGATGGATTTGACCTTATTGGCCAGCAAGAAGCTGAGAACATCATCACGTCCACGATGCTTAGTAACCTTGTCGCCTTTGGGGTCCAAAACGTCTTGGTCCCCGACGGCTGCAATCTTGGCCGCGTGGAACTCTCTAAGGCGCTCACGGCGCTGAAATATAACCCTGCGGGCGGTAAACCCGAACCGCTCCAGCTTTGCGCCATGCCCCAAGGCGCCATGGATTTATTAAAGCTGATTAAAGGGAACCAAGAGACATTGTCGGGAATTAATTCCGTCGTCAGAGGCGACCCCTCCGCGCTTGGCAAAAACGCATCCGGCGTCGCGCTTAATCTTATCCAATCGATGGCCATCCAATTTGCGTCCGGGTTCCAAGAATCCTACGGCGAGATGATGGAAGAATCCGCAACCTTTATCTTGGACCTTTTAAAAGACTTCGCGCAGACCAAGCGGATGATTGCCTTAGCCGGCAAAAATAACCGCTCGGCTATGAAGGCTTTCTCCAATAAAGATATTCAGCTCATTGATCGCGTGGTCGTCGACTTAGGTAACCCCGCCAGAAATACGTCGGCTGGCAAAATGGCGATGGCCGACTCTTTCTTAGAAAAAGGCATCATCAAAACGCCCCAAGATTACGTGCAAGTTTTTGAAACGGGCACTTTGGAGCCGGTCCTGGAAGGGCCCGAAGCGCAGATGTCTCTCATTAACCAAGAAAATGAGATGCTGATGGAAGTGCCGCCGCAGCCAGCGCCTATTGACCCTGCGACCGGCCAGCCGCAAATCGACCCCGTGACGGGAATGCCGATGACCGTTATCCCGCCTGTGAAAGCGGTGACGGGCGATGCGCACATTCTTCACTGCCAAAAGCACTTGGGTCTTTTGAATAACCCGGAAGTCCGTAATAACGCCGAGCAGACGGCAAGCGTTCTTGCGCACATTCAAGAGCATAAGCAGCTTTACCAAACGCAGGACCAATTTTTCACGATGCTATCAGGCGAGCCGCCACCTCCCCCGCCGCCCCCGCCGCCCGGGATGTTGCCACCGCCTAATCACGCGCCTGCGCCGCCCGGAGGACCTGGCCATCAACCGCCAGGCCATCATCCCGCTCCGCCTCCAGGACCGATGCCGCCGCAGGCCGCGCCACCGGGAGCGGTCTAGGAGACTTAAAAAATGAATGACATGAATACGGGCGATACGTCGGTTGATTCTGGCGTTGATTCCGCTGACACGGGTGAGGACTATTATTCCGGCAGCGAAGGCGGGGGAGATTCCCCGGGCGCCGCCTCCGAATTATCCGATGCGCTTGAAAGCGGGGACACCGCGGCCATTAAGGCGGCCGTTAAAGAACTAGGCGACGACGCGCTTGACCACTTGGTCTCGGTAAAGGTTCAGGGCAAAGTGCAAAAGATGCCGCTACGGGACGTGCTAAGCGGTTATCAATTGCGCCAAGTCTCCGACAAAAAGATGCAAGAAGCGGCGAGCTATAAAAAGAGCGTCGATTCCCAAGTGCAGCAATTCGTCAATTGGGCCAAAGAAAACCCCGACCAATTTCTATCCAAAACCGGTATTGATCCGGACGAATTTGCCGAAGCCAGACTCGCTAAGCGCCTTGAGATGATGGGCATGAGCGAAGAGCAGCGAAGAGCGCATGACTTGGAGCAAGAAAACCGGCGCTTTAAGCAGCAAGAAGAAGAGAGACTTAAAGAGCAAGAAGCGGCCGAGAATGCGCGCAAAGATGCCGAAGTCGCGCAGCAGCTTGATGTCATCATCGCTAAAGAATTCGAGATGAGCGGCCTTCCCAAAACGCCTTATTACGTAAAGCAGATTGCCGCTTACATGCACGGTGCAATTGCCAGAGGAGAGCAATTGCGGCCGGGCTTCGCAAAGGATATAGTTGCCAAGCGAGCCAATTCCGAAATGGACGTAGCCTATAAGGCCCGACTCGACTCGATGAGCGACGAGGACCTTTTAAGTTATCTCGGTGACGGAGTCCTCAAGCGAATCAGAAAAGCCGAGATAAAGCATGTAACCCAAAAGGCCATGCCAGGCGTCTCGGGCTCACGGCCTGCTAATAGAGCAGTCACCTCCAGAACAAAAAAAGATAAGCCTCTTAATGAACGCGGTTGGCGCGAATACATGGAGAGCCTGAAGCGATAAGCACTTCACTCCTGCGAGAAGTGCTTTTAACCTAAATCTCAAAAATCATCCCCCCTTTAGAAGTCCGACCTAAAGGAGATCGCATGGCAGACGCAATGGAGAGCGTAAGCACGCTTAACGGCCTTTTTAAAGAAGTCTACGCGGACGGAATTAAGGACTTGGTTCCGAACGGCACCAAAATCCAGCAGAAAATTCCTTTCATCCGTAAGGAAAAAGAACTCGGCAAAACTTATAACCAGCCCGTCATTCTTTCTTACTGCGCGGGCTTCACCTACGCCGCACCCAATAGCGGCGCGTACAGCTTGAATGATACCATTCCCGGAACCATGAAAAATGCTTCCGTCGATGGTTACCAGATGCTTCTCAGAGAGCAGATGGATTACGAATCGGCCGCGAAATCCGCCCGGGGACGCAATGCGTTTGTCGACGGCACGCAGCTTCTTTTCGAGAACATGCAAAAGTCGTTTCGCAAGCGACTCGAGCACAGCTTGCTTTACGGCGGATCCGGCATTGCGCAGGTTTCGTCCTATAGCTCGCCCACCATTACGCTTAACGCGTCTTACTTCGCTCCCGGCATTTGGGCCGGCGCCGAAGGCAGTTCGGTCGATGTGTACAACGGCAGCACTAAGCGTGGCACCGATACCATTGCTTCGGTCGATGTTGAGAACTACACGATTACGCTGGCTACCGGCGTATCCGGGACCGCTTCGGGCGACAAAATTTACTGGACCGGTTCTTACGGAAACGAAATGTCAGGCATCTACAGCATCCTGACCAATTCGGGTTCGCTCTTTGGAATTTCGGCCGCGTCCTATACGCTGTGGAAAACTCCCCAATACGCCAACGGCGGCAAAGCGCTTAACTTCGCGGGCCTTCGTAAAGCCATCAGCAAAGCGGTTGGTAAAGGCGGACTTGATGAAGACGTCTCGGTCTTTGTTAACCCCAAAACTTGGGACAACCTGCTTGACGATTTGGCTTCGCTTCGCCGCTTAGGCGCCGATGACCAAGGCAAATCCAAATCCAGCAAATATGTCGTGGGCGCAAGCGAGATTGAATTCTTCTCGCAAAATGGTCGCATCACGATCATCCCGTCCATCTACATCTGGGAAGGCTTCGCGCTTGGTCTAACCACCGAGTACTGGAAGCGCCCGGGCGCGCAGGACGTGTCTTTCAACACGCCTGGCTACGGCGAGCAAATCTTCTTCCACATCCCCACGCGGGCGGGCTTTGAGGTTCGGGCTTTCACCGACCAAGCCGT